TGCTGCCAGCGGACTTGCAGGCATGGCCTCGGCAATCCCAGGAATGATCGGACTGCTCTCGTTTGAGGGTGGCGGGTTCACCGGCACTGGTTCGCGCTCAGGAGGAATGGATGGCAAGGGCGGGTTTATGGCCATGGTTCACCCGAACGAAACGATCATTGACCACACCAAGGGGCAATCGGCTGGCGGATCTGGCGTGACTGTTAATGTGATCCAGTCAAGCGAAAAAGCCGGCACACAAGAAACCAAGCAAAACGCGGACGGCTCGCAGTCGGTTGACGTGTTCGTATCCGACATCTACGGCGACGGCCCGCGTGCCCGTGCATTGCAGAGCGCTTTCGGCCTTAAAAGGAGCGGCAAATAATGCCTATCTTTCCACCAGAATTGCCGCGCCCGCTACAGTCCGGCTATGGCTTGCAGCATGTGTCGCCATTCATCCGTACCGAGATGCAGTCTGGGCGAGCGCGGCAGCGGCGAACGTTTACGAATGTTCCTAGCTCGGTTTCGGTGACGTGGTTTTTCACTTCGCCTGGAGAGTGCGCATTGTTCGAGGGCTGGTTCCGTGACGCTGGCGGCGCTGGGGATGGAGCTAACTGGTTCACTATGCGCCTGCAAACCCCAATAGCTGACGCTGAGTTTAACTGCCGTTTTGCTGGAATGTATCAAGGCCCGACGCTTGCAGCTTTCGACAAATGGCAGGTGACTGCAACGCTTGAGATTCGCGAGCGACCAATAATCGCAGATGACTGGGCAATAATCATGCCAGGATATATACTGATGGCAGATATTTTTGACTACGCAATCAATAGGGAATGGCCGAGCGCATGACATATCAAACGAATAATCCAGTTGGCTCGGTAGACGTACGCGACCTATACGACAACGCGCAGGCATTCGACAATTTCTCTGCCGGCCCGCTTGACGCCTATCCTGACCGCTTTGGTGTTTCGCGCCAATCGTTGCAGGGCATCCGTAACGCTTCGCAGTATGTGCAGCTAGGCGCTTATGCTGCCGGGCTGCAATTCACTGCGCTTAATCAGGTGTTTTCGTATCTTGGCGAGTTCTACGCGCCTGGCCCAGCTATCACGCTGCCGTATACCACTACTGGTGTAGGGGCCGCCGAGATTGCTAACTTCCGCAGCGTAGGCGATGCTGTTCTGCGCAGCGACCTGGCTGCCAGCAACGGTGGTTCGCTGGTCGGGCTAACCGTTGATGGCGCTCCGACGACCGTTACCGATTTTGCGCAAACTCGCGGAACCATCATCGCAAAAGGGCTTGGCGTTGGTGTTGACTCTACTGCTGTGCTCCAAGCCGCAGTCGATTATTGGGACTTAAACCCGAACATGAATATCCGGGCTGTTGGGCACCTAGAGATTCAGGGCACTGTTCAGATCCCGAACAAGGAAACTTTGAACCCTGAGCGACGGCTAACAATCACAGGCGGCGATCTAGCGAAATACAACGCCGGTTTTATGTTCGCTCGTCCGCCAGGGCAGTCTATCCCTGATGGCATGGGTGGAACGCTACAACTGCAAACCGGGCATGTAACCCTTGATGGCGTTCGATTCCTTGGCCCTCGCACCATGGCTGGGACATACATCCTTGATGGTGATAATGTTATCCGCACCAAGTTTGTTAATTGCTACGGTGACGGCATCCAGATTGCTTACGCAGCTCAGTACCTACAATCTATTTACGTTGATACCGCTAGCGTGTTCCGTAAGTGGAGTGGGTGGCTTTTCGACTGCGGCCATCTATTTGACGTGAAGTTTTACGGTGCAGCAGAAGCTGGTGAATCATTCATGCGCACCCGTGACGTAACCGCTGACCCTGCGGCAAACTCGCTGGCCGTTCGCGGGGTGCTTGAAGGGCTGAGCGGAAAGGTATTTGAAATTGGCGTCTGTTTCGGCGTTGTGATTGACGGAAACTACCAGGAAGGCAACGCGGGTGGGGATTACGACTTCAGCATAGGTAACGGGTTCCACAAGGGGCTGACGCTTATCGGCAATGGCTTCCAGCCTAGCACTGCACAGCTTGCTGACCCTGATTACTATCCGGTCAAGCTGGGTAAGGGTGCGGTTAACTCGATAACCCTGATTGGCAACAGCTCAACCGGAAACCTTTTTGACGTGCCCGCTGACAACCAATCGACCATCATTGATGTCGGCAACTGGTGTGCAAGTGGTAAAAAACTTTTTAGTCGTGTGTCGCGCGAGTTCTCTTTTAGCGATGCTCTAGAGGGTCGTTTCCGATTGACGGAGGGATTTGGGGTTGGGTTGCACTCTTACTATGAGAAGTTCGGTTTTGAGAGTACAAGGGCCACCATAGCGGGTGAGTCTGTTACAGCGGGCATTACGGTGGGGGCTACCAATCCACAGACGAACCCTGGCGATTACTCGCAGAAAAATTGGGCAGCCGGTACTTTTGTATTTAACAAATCGCCAACAATTAGCGCGAGACAGTACGGCGCTGGCGCAGTAAGGGACGCGCTTATTCTTGGCTGGGTTTGCCGGACATCGGGAACGCCGGGCGTTTGGCAGGAAGTCCCTGTGATGTTGCCGTATTGATGGCCGCCAAATCTATGCGAGCGTAGTTTACTGCGCGGAAAATATAGCAGTAAAACAAAACCGCAGGCCTAAACAGCCGGCGTTTTCACATAAGTTACGGGATTATATGACGATCCTCGACACCTTCTACGCCAGCGGCGGCGATGACGTTCGGCTTTTCACGCTGGAGCTAACTTGCCCAGCGTGGACGGCGCCGATCCTGATCTGCAACGGATTCACAGACCGGACGTGCGTCACGGAAGACGCGCGCACATTGACCTTTATCGCGGCGGCTATCGACGTAGCGTTACCGAAAAAGGACAGCCGTGGCGCGCAGAACATCACCATCGCCATCGACAACGTGAACGGCGAGGCTCAGGCAAAGATTGACGAGGCAATGGTCGCAGAGTCTCGCGTATCGGCAACGCTGCGCACCTATCTGTTGAGCGACCTAAGCACGCCTGCTGAGGCGCCATATCGCATGACGGTGCAGAATGGCTCGATTGAACAGCTAGCCGTGCAGCTAAGCGCCGGGTTCTTTGACTTGATCAACGTCGCATGGCCTCGGCTGCTGTATACGACAAAGAACGCGCCGGGTCTAAAGTACCTGTGAACGACTCATGGGTTAACGACTACCTCTTCGCGCGCTACGTTGACGGCGCACGGGGTGAAGGGGGCGCGTTCGACTGTTGGGGCCTGGTACGTGAAGTCCGCCACAAGATCTACGGCAAGCGGCTGCTGCCAAGCTGGGGCGCCATCCGAAACACCATGCCGCGCGAATTTACCAAAGCCTACGAAGCCGAGGCCGCAAGCATGGAGTCCTGCGCGCCGGAGCCGGGGGCAATCGCGGCCGTCTTCACTGGGCGGCTGATGTTGCACGTCGGCGTCGTGGTAGCATTAGAGGGCAGACTGGCCGTGCTGGATATTAACGAGAAATCCGGCGCAAGATGGCAGCGCATACCCGCCTTCGAGGCGCCCTTTCCCAAGGTGGTCTATTACCGTGACAGTCCTAGTATTCCCGAGCCAACTTGAAGGCGAACCGCTAGAGCGGCATGAAACCTTTGCGCCGCAGACTGTCGAGGCGTGGCTATCGGCCAGTGTGCAGAAGTTCGAGCGCCGCGAATCGCCGCCCATCACCATTACGATCAACGGCGCCGCTGTCGCGCCTGCCGACTGGGCGCTGACGACTTTTCGCCCTGAAGACACCGTGCGGATATATCCGCAGGCCAAGGGCCTGGAGACGGTCTTTCTTGCTGTGCAGGCCATGGCCGCGCTGAAGTTCGTTACCGGCTTGCTGATGCCGCGCATTCCGACGCTGAACAACAAGGGCACGGCATCTGGCGAACGCTTGGCCAGCTCGGCGCCCAAGGGCAACGTGGCGTCGCTTAACAGTCCTGTGCGGGAAGTGTCGGGTAACCGGCCTTTCTACCCTGACTATCTGCTGCCCACGCACCGATACTTCGTCAGCCCTCGCGAGCAAGTCGTGGAGCTTATGCTTTGCCTGGGCGTGGGGGAGTTCGACGTAGGCCCGGCCAACGTAGAGATTGGCGATACCCCGGCCATTGCCCTGGGCGCTGACGTTACGATCAATTTCTTCGACCCTGGCGAATCCGTCGCCGGTCGGCCAGAAGCGGTGTGGTGGCACAGTGCTACCGAGGTCGGCAGCACGTCCGCCGGCACTGCGGGCTTGACGCTTACCGTTACGACCGAAGTCGACCCCGTGGCCACTGCGGCCAGTTACGTTTTCAATACCTTCAGCATCTCGATTCCTAGCGGTGCCGGCGCCTTCCCCGCAGGCTGGGCTGCCGGCATGATCGCGCGCATCGAAGTGCCCTACGGCTACACCGTCACCGATGGCGGCGTGGGTGTGCGGGACATCATCACCGGGGACATCGCGGCGCTAGGATTCGTGCCCGGCGACCTGATCGAGATCATCGGCGAAAACGCCGGCTTGTACATCGTCAACACGGCGACGGCTACCGACTTAACCCTGAACTGGCGCAACGGCGACCCGGTAACGACCCTGACCACCGGCTCCCGGCAGATGGGCATCGGCTTTGACGGCCTGCGCTACCGCTTGACCGCTGGCAGTACCAGCGCGATCAGCGTCGAGCGCTTGGACGATACCGGCGCAACGGATACCGGGTGGACGGGCTTCCCCGTATTGACGACCGGCAACGCCAGTATCGTACTGGACGAGAGCAGCGCCGAAGGCAACTGGCTAGGGCCTTACGCGGCGTGCCCGAAAGGCGCGACCACGGACACCATCGAAGTGGACTTCTTTTTCCAGGGCGGCTTGGCCATCGTCAGCCAGCGCAACGGCAGTGTTGACCCCTACACCGTAACCGCCGAAGTCCAATACCGGAACCTCGACACGGCCGGCGCGTGGTCGTCCGCGGCTTTCACTTACACGCAGACGACGCTTGATCAGATCGGATTCACCCAGCAGATCGCAATCGGCAGCAGCTACCGGCCGGAAGTGCGGGTGCGCCGCATCGGCGCCAAGTCGACGAAGACCAACGTCCAGGACGGCGTTCAGTGGTACGGGCTGCGGGCGAAGCTTGCCGCGCCGACCAGTTACCCTAAGTTTACGACCCTGGCCCTCACGGTCAAAGGCGGCGACCGGATCGCCTCGCAGTCGGAAAGCCTAGTCGGTATCGTCGGTGCCGTGCGTAAGTTGCCGCTCTGGAATGGTACGTCGTGGAGCGCGCCCACGGCCACGCGCAGCATCGCGCCATGGGTGGCGTACATCGCGAAGTCGGTCGGATACACCGACGAGGATCTCGACCTGGCCGAACTGAAACGCCTTGGCGATATTTGGGACGCACGCGGCGACTATTACGACGACGCGATAAACGACCGCAGCACGGTTAAAGCCGCGATCAATGACGCCCTGGCCGCTGGATTCGCGGAGCTGACGATCAATCGCGGGCTGATCACGCCAGTGCGCGACGAGCCGCGAACCGTATTTGAACAGGCTTACAGCCCGCAGAACATGACGACGCCCCTGGTGCGCCAGTTCAGCTCGACGGACGTTGACGACTTCGACGGCGTGGACGTTGAGTATTTCGACGCGACCTCCCGGCAGTGGGAGACGGTAGAGTGCCGGCTTCCGGGGGATCTCGGCCAGCGGGTCGACAAGATGCGCATCGCCGGCGTGACCAGTCGCACCCGCGCTTGGCGCATCGGTATGCGTCGCCGCCGCACGCAGCGTTATCGCCGCTGGGGCTACACCTTCGACACCGAACTCGACGCGATGAACAGCGGCTACCTGTCGTATGTGCCA